CAGCCCACGCTATAGCGTGAGAACCACTATGCTATCCTTGTATCCAATTTGAAAATTTCCTACGTTTTCAAGTACAAGACAAGCATAACGCTTCTTCTTTTTCTAACATGTCTTGGAAAGGGGTGCCCCAATCCAATTGCAAAAGTAGCTAAAATCCTTGATAAATCCCTTTTGTTGAATGATTTTATTTACTTTTTGAGTTGGATTTATGCACGTACATTATATTTTCAGCCCGTTGCCTTGCTTTGGTGTAGTAAGCCCCAAACCATTTCTCCATTCATACGCTTTCTGCCGGAACCACTGCACAAGTGGAATGTCGTTCACGCATATTTGAAAACGTCCTGTTCTGCTTTTATCTTCTTCAAACGAGAAAGCCGCGCCTTCTGCATGGAATTTACGATTAAACTCAGGTGAATAGAAATCGCCCTTCAACTTCACTTTCTTCAACTTGCACAGTTCTTGGATAACCCGTTCGGAGAAATGCAGCGTATTACGACAGAAGTCTATCAGGGGCAACAATTTCTCCACATGAGGGAAATACCGTTTTACCTTGTCCATATATTCACTGAACTTGCTGCATTGGGCTTGGTGTTCACGTTCCATCTGCTTGATATGCTGTTCCAACTTTGCATTTTGGTTTTCTAATTCCGCTATACGCTGCAGAAACTTTTCTCTTTCCGCTTTCAATTTTTCACCGCCTAAAAGAGAACCGACCTTTGCCACGAATGCGGCTTTCGCTTCGGTCTTGGCGGCTTCCAGCTTTTCCGACTTGATTTCTTTCTTCACCTCGTCAAGTTCCTGTTCCGCCTGTAGCCGTTCCGTCTGCAACTGCCGCACACCGGCTTCCAGTTCTCCCGTCTGCCGCGTCAAGTCACGGTAGTATTGGGCGGTGGTGGTGTGCCGTGCCTCTGAACCACGTATGCCGCGCTGCAAACCGTATTTCGCCATCGCCTCCGCGTAGCTGTCGTGATAGGCAACCAGTTTATCACGTGTCAGTACGTCATCGGCGCATAGGCGGACGGCATCCGTTTTCTTACGGTAGGTACGCTTGCCCTCTGCCTGTTGTTTCTTCTTCGCTTTCCTACGGTCACCCGTCACAATCGGCACTACCGTGGCGTGGATGTGCGGCGTATACTCGTCCATGTGCAGGACAGCCGAAACGGTGTTTTCCTGTCCAAACGTGCGGTGCAGCCATTGCAGGTTGTCGGCACACCATTCATCCAGCCTGCCCCTGTCCTGCACATTCATCATGTCCTCATGCGTTCCTGAAAGCACGATGCGGATTGCCCTCACTTGGTCGGGCGTTATCTTCCTCCTGATGCCTGCTGTGCGGATGCGGTGGTTGATTGCCTCGGTGCGGTCTGTCACGCCATCGGGAAAATCCACCAGCTCACGGTTGAGGCAGGTGCGTGTAGGGTCAGCGTTCTTGGGGATGGTCTTGCGTTCGATGTGGTCGGACGCGCCCGTGTCTGCCGAGCCTTTCGCCTTGTTGAATTGGATGCTTATGTATCCCATGTTCGTCTTTTATTTTTATAGGTTCTACATACTTGTTTGTTCATGCCTGTCTGCTGCGGTTGCGCCGCATGATGCAAACGGGGTGTCCGGAGGGGGTGGAACCCCTTCGGCTCATTGGGGCGTTTTTAGCATTAGCGCAGCAGTGCGTGAAGAAAACGCCCTAATGAGCTATGGCTTTTTCTCTTTGAAAATCCGCTGCGTTGCCGGTGGTTGCCGGATGCTTTTCCTATTTCTCCGGCTTAGGGTGGTACGTCATGGCCCAAGTCGGTATGTCATCATGGTTTCGTGCCGTCATGTTGTCATGGCTGCGTGTCGGAATGACGGCATGTCGGCATAAGTAATTCTGGCTTGGATTGCCCTGCCATTTTCCTGCGGACTTGTTGATGGCTAGAAAAGCGTTGAACTGTTGAATATGGTGCGCAATGCACTGATATATTGTGTAATATATATTCAACTCATCCTCAACAAACACATGATGCCCAACAAACGGCAACGAAAAGAAAAAGTGATGGCAGAACCGGATGAAGCCATCCCTCATCCTCATCGCCCGTTTGACGTTGTTGGCATTCTGTTGAGAATGTATATTGCTATATATCAACATTTTATTATATCTATTCAACAATTCAACAGAATATTAGAGGCTCTCCAGTAGTCCTTTGGTTACAGTGTAATACCTGCCCACGCCTTTACGGGCCTGATAACGTCCGTCACCACCATACATATAGGTGGTATAGGTAAGCCCGTTGGGTGCTGGCGATAGTTTCCAGCATTCCTGCACCACTTTCCGCACTTGTGGTTTCTCCACCTTGACCTGCGAACACAGCAGCAGGGGGATGATGTCATTCAGGCAGAATGATACCGTTTCCACCTCCATCTTTGCCATGATGTCAAACAGCAAGTCTGCCATTTCAATTTCCAGACGGTTGCGGTTGCAACGGATTATCTTCCGCAGGGCTTCCGTCTCAATCAATTTCGGGGCAAACCACATACGGCTTTCTTTTTTCGTTGCCATCATCCTATGCTGCAAGTGATACAGGAAAGCAGGGATTTCATCCTTCAGCTTTTGCAGGAAGTCGGTGTCGTCACACTCCAACCGTCCTATCTTGCGCACCCAATAGCGTGTCTCGCCTGCATCTATGATGACAGGCAGATGCTCGTTGTTGGAACACAACACGAACTTGGCGAAGAAACCGATTTCGTTACGGTCTTTGCCTTTGGCTTCCACCTTATAGGATAATGTGGTACTGAGGTTCTTCAACCGCTCGCTGTCCTCCCTGCGGTTGAGCAGCACCTCGTCCACCATGATGAGCAGTTTCCCTGCCCAGTCGGAATTGAACTGGCTACGGAAGTCCTCGTTGGTGTTGAACGTCACGTTGTCTTTAAAGATGGCTTTCAGGAAGTTCAGGAACGTGCTTTTGCCTGTGTTCCGTTCTTCCGACACCAACAACAGGATGGGCAGCTTTTGAATGGGTTGCAGGTAGAGCAGTTGCAGATAGTCCATGCCCAACTCGTATTGCTCTCCGAAGATATGCTCCACTAACGAACGGATGCAGGGGAAGCCGCCCTCCTGCGGTCGGTGTCTTATCGGCTCGTAGAGGTTGAGGAACTTTCCGACAACGGGCTTGTAGCCCACATGGTCGGGTACGGTACAGAAACCGTCATACTTCGGCACGGTCGCCATACGGTCTTTGCCGTAGTCCTGCCGCAAGGTCTCGGAGTTCCATGCGATGCGCTTCTTCACACAGCCTCCGTCAATCTGTGGCTGGTCAACAATCTTGTAGAGGGTTGTCCCCACACGGATGAATTCGTCTTGTTCTGCCATAGGCTTTGCTTGGTTTTATGTCGCCAACTGTAACGTTGGCAACGGGTTATACAATCGGGTACAAAGCTACGACATAACACTTAAAACCTTGATACGCAAAACGAAGCAGAACGGCGCAATCGTAACCGGCATACAAGAAAATGCAGAAAATCTCATAGAGGGAACTGGCTGGGAAGAAAAAGAAAGCCCGAAGAAGCATGGTATTGTCGCTTCTTCGGGCGTTTGGCGTATGTACGTACCCACGCTCTAACACTCGCACATCGGTCTGCCTGTTGATACCCACAGGACTTGTTTCTCTTTTCGCCCGTAGAACCTTTCCAACAGGGCATCGCGCACCCTTGCCGCACACGGGGTGTCGATTCGGAAGACGAGTGCCACGACCATAGACAGGGCATATACGTCCATGCCGTACCCGTCGGGCAAATGGATATACCGTTCTGCCTCATGTTGTTTCAGCACTCCACTCTTATATACGGCTCGGATAGCGGAACGGAGTGTTGGAGCAGTTGTACCAAACAACTCCATCAATTCTATTTCGCTCATCCATATATTTGTTGTGTCGAACGGTACGACAACCCTGCCGTACTCATCCATTGTTACAACTTCTCGTTCCATAGGCTACTTCTATTTTGCGAAACGTCTGCCTATCTTGCTTTCAAAAGCGGAAATGTCGCTGTCAAGTTTCGTGTTCGTCACTTTTGCGTAAATTTGTGTGGTGGTGATTTTTGTGTGACCGAGAATCTTGCTCACGCTCTCTATCGGCATACCGTAGTTCAATGCCATGACTGCGAACGAATGGCGGCTCACGTGGAATGAAATCCGTTTTTCGATACCACATTTTTTCGCCACACTCTTGATACGCTGGTTTATCGCACCGTATGAAGCCATATCGAACAGCCTATTGTTTGTTCTGAAAGGCTCATACCGCTTGATTATCCGCTTTGGAATGTCCATCAGCTTGATTCGGAAAGGCACACCCGTTTTCTGCCGTTTCGATACTATCCACAGTGCGCCGTTCGTTTCCACAAGGTTGTCGGTAGTTAGGTTCTTGATGTCAATGAACGAGATGCCCGTCCAACACCCAAAAACGAAAAGGTCTCGGGCAAATGCAAGGTTTGGGTCGTCCAACTTGATGGAACTCATGCTGCGCAGTTCCTTTTCCGTCAGGTACTCGCGCTCCTTGTGGTCAGGGTCAACATGGTACATCGCAAACGGGTTCCTCGGTATCTTGCCATGATAGTGCGCCGTGGTCACGATATGCTTCAAGGGAGTGGAGTATATCCACACGGAAGATTGTGCAAGCCCGACCTCGTTACGCAGGTACAGGCAGAAGTCGCGGATGAAATCCTCCGTCAGTTCGTTCATCCCGAGGTCGTTCCGCTTGTATTGTTTCTTTATGAACTCTGCAACGTACTTTCTGACAATGAGGTGCTTTCGGTAGGTGTTTAAGGAACGGTCTTTGCCCACACGTTTGGAAAAGGCTTCGTTCTCCTTATCCAAAGCGCGTAACAGCGTCTCATATTCCGTACCGATTCCCTGATAAGCGTTGCGCACCATTTCAGCCGTCACGTATGCCTCACGGTCGGAAATGCGCTGGTAGTGCTTCGTTATCTGCGCCTTGATGTTCTCCAACGCAAAGTTTACCGCTTGTGCCTCCTTACTCTTGCCCTTGGCGCGGTTGCCTTTCGCATCCCAAAGCGTCTTTGGAATGGTCTGCTTGCAACTGAACTGTGCGATAGTTCCGTTGATAGTCACTCGCCCCATGATGGGAACAATTCCGTTCTTCTCTTTGCTTGCGTTCACGTAGAACACGGTCTTGAATGTACTCCTCATAATCCTTACTTTTTGTTTGGTGCAAAATTAGTTTACGGGAGTTGCAAAGGCAGAATGCAAACCTATGCAGAACGCAGAAATATAGACCGTTAGTGTTAAAAGTGCATTTAATGTCGGGTAATGATTTGGAAGAGCATCTGTTTCTATATTCTTCCAAAAGCCCGTCTTCCGCACCTATGCCAATTTGTGCCAACCTATGCCAAACTTCTTGACTTTCAGTAGGAATGCTCAAATTTGCCTAAATCTGCTTTTCATCCTATTTTTTGCAACTAAAAATTTTGAGTTATGAAATCGACATTCAAGGTTCTTTTTTATTTGAAGAAAGGTTCTGAAAAGAAAAACGGCGAGGTTATGATTATGGCACGCATCACCATAGACGGCAAACTTTGCCAGTTCAGTACGAAACAGAGCATCCAGCCCGACAACTGGAGCATTGCTGCGGGCAAAGCCAAAGGCAGGGATGCCGGGAGGATAAACGCCCTTTTGGACGACATACGTTCTTCCCTGAATACCATTTACCACGAAATGCAGCGGCGTGACAACTACGTGACCGCCGAGAAAGTGAAAAACGAGTTTTTAGGTCATAGCGAGAGCCACGAAACAATCCTTTCATTGTTCCAAAAGCACAATGACGATGTGAAGCAGCTTGTGGGCATATCCAAGACGATAGCGACCTACCGCAAGTATGAAGTGACCCGCCGCCACCTCGCTGAATTTATCCAAAGCAAGTACAATGTATCGGACATATCCATAAAGGAGATAAGCCCGATGTTCATTACCGATTTTGAGTTGTATTTGCGTACCGCCTGCAAGTGCGGCTATAACACCACCGCCAAGTTCATGCAGTTCTTCAAGCGTATCATCATCATTGCCCGTAACAATGGCATACTGGTGGGCGACCCGTTCGCCAGCTACAAAATCCGGCTGGAGAAAGTGGACAGGGGTTATCTGACAGAGGACGAGATAAAAATCATCCTTAAAAAGAAAATGGTTTCCGAACGGCTGGAACACGTCAGGGACTTGTTCGTCTTTTCCTGTTTCTGCGGTTTGGCTTACAGCGATGTCGCCAACTTGCGGCAGGAGAATATCCAAAAGTCCTTTGACGGTAACCTTTGGATAATCACCAAGCGGCAAAAGACGAATACGGACGTGAATGTTCCCCTGCTGGATATTCCCAAGATGATTTTGAAGAAGTACAAGGGCAAGTTGCCGGACGGCAAGATACTTCCCGTAATCAGCAATCAGAAGCTAAACGCCTACTTGAAAGAGATTGCCGATATATGCGGTATTAAAAAGAACCTGACGTTCCACCTTGCCCGGCACACGTTCGCCACGACCACCACGCTGTCAAAGGGCGTACCCATTGAAACGGTGTCCAAGATGCTGGGACACACAAACATAGAAACCACGCAAATCTACGCCCGCATCACCAACAGCAAGATAGGCAGCGATATGCAGGGGCTTGACAAGAAGTTTGTCGGCATCGAGAAGATTTACAAGGAAGTCGCCATGTAATCTTGATTATTGGGAACTGGTCACAATTTGTGACCAGTCCTTACTATTATTCCAACATTGCTAAATCTCCTAAAATATACGATTATGGATTTGCAGATTATCCAAAACAAGATTTTTGAGGTCAGAGGTTGCCGGGTGATGCTCGATTATCATTTGGCAGAACTCTACCAAGTGGAAACACGAGCCTTGAAGCAGGCGGTCAAGCGCAATATCGAGCGTTTTCCGGGTGATTTTATGTTTGTACTCACCCAAGAGGAAGCTAACTTGCTGTTATCCATAGGGGTATCACAAAATGTGATACCCCCTGATTACAACTTCGGCGTTGCTATGCCTATGGCTTTCACCGAGCAGGGCGTAGCCATGCTTTCTTCGGTTCTCCGCTCCAAAGTAGCCATAGAAGTAAACATTTCAATCATGCGGGCTTTTGTCCTCATGCGCCAAATGGCAATCGGTTACGAGGAACTGTCAAGGCGCATCGAGGAACTGGAGGTAAGCACCGATGCGCAGTTCAACGAACTGTACCAAGCCCTTACCCAGCTTCTAAGCCAGTCGAAACAACAGAAAGAACGCCGTCCGGTAGGTTTCGTTACCTATAACCGTGACAAAAACGAATAGGTAACGATTTCGGTAACGAAATTCCGCCTAACAAACTATATCCCAATAAAGTACATTCTTTCACCTTGCGGGCAGTCCACCGACTACCCGCATTTTTTATATCCTTTTCCAACTGGCACATTCCCCGAAACGCCAGCCGTGCGTGGCATGGCTGACTGTATTTCGTGAAAAGAGCCGTTGGAAACCCGCACAAGCGTATTGCAAGCAAGCTCACAACACCCTTGCCTTTCC